CTAAAAATCTGCATATGCAGGCACAGCGAGTATAAAGTAGGAGGCAGCCAGAATGACGCATGCCATGCGCAACCTGTGTGTCTCTTCCTTACGGGGAATATGAACGCCGCATAGCTGGAATCCCAGAATAGTCAAGGCTATGGCTGAGATAAGGGTAATGAACATATAGATATTTATCCTCATTTATATAGTATGTTACTTTATTATAGTATATTAATACAGAGCGCAAAATTACATAATTGAGGTTCAACCACAAGATAAAAAGGTAAAAATCAGGCTTGCCAAACCGAAATAAAGGGTGATTTATGCCGGTTAATAGTGATTCTTTCTTCCATGTGCCTTCTTGTTATCAATCCATTGTTAATTTATCCCATCTTTTAAAATCGCCCGACTTCGGAGGGCGATTACTCCCTGCAAGGGCAAGGTGCGGCGGGTTACCCGCTGCCTTTTGAGTAACTCAAAAGACACCTTGCTGAGTTTCAATGAACTCAAAAATCCTCCGAATGTCGGATTGAAAAGTTAGCTTTATTCACAGTCGGCCCAGTATATCCATCCGGTATACTGTGCCGACTTGCTCCATTGAATAACGGAAGATTACAACTTCCTCCATTGTTCAATATCCTCGCTGTAGAGTTCCAGATGATGCCGTGCCAGATTCTCCAAGAATCCCGACACGCTCATTTTGCGTTCACCGAGCCTGCGGACAACATCGTCAATGTTGTCACGGGTGGCACGGCTGACAAACACGGGTTGCCGGTCGCCAATCTTCGGGGTTCGGAGAAACTGCTCCCGATATTCATCCAACGATGCCTTGCGTTGTTTGGAGGTGGTTCTTCGGATAGGTTCACCCTGTACATACGGTTCATTTTGCAAAGGTGATTCATGGGGCGAAGGTGGCAATGCCGGAGCATCACCATCCGTTTGCCGGTTTCCACCCTCAATCGGTGTGTGTTTGCTGTAATCATTTACACCACCGATAAAATCCCGGATGTCGATAGGTTCGCTTGTTTTTTCTTTCATTGTTCTGATTGGATTAAAAGTGAATACTATGTGCATGGACGGTCAGCATACTTGACTGACTGCACACAGCAAAGTAAGAATATAAAATTCATATAATTCAGAAAGTCAGCAGATTGCGATGCTTATACCGAGTAATGCGTCAAACTTCCTTTTAACAAGTGCATGAAGTCTGTTTTGGTTTGTAGCGTTTTGCCGGTCAGCCGTTTGTCATCGGTCTACCAAAAATAACCAATCCATGCAATGTGTCGTTTGAACCGACTTGAACGCCACATACTTCCATTCCGGCGCAACAAGCTGCCATTTCGCTGAATTTCATTGAGATACGGAGGAATTATCATTTCTTTGCCGGTAAAACAAAAAGAATAACACTTTAAAAGATAGAATCATGGAAATAATCAATGTAGAATCCCGAACATGGGAAATGATGATGGCAAGGCTCGAAACCTTTGCCGAAAAGGTGGAGAAACTGTGTGGAATGAGTGGCGACAAAGCCCTGCAAAAGTGGCTCGACAATCAGGAAGTGTGTGAGATACTCGGTATATCGAAACGCACCCTTCAAACCTATCGGGACAAAGGCGTACTGTCTTATACCCAAATCGGGCATAAGATGTATTATCGTTCCGAAGATGTGGAATCGCTAATTGGTAAACTTAAAAAGAAATAAGCATGAGCGAGATTATTACCGCTGGGAACGAACGGGTGGTACGCCTGTTCGGTTCTTTAGAAAGGATGTTATCGGGTATGGAACGGCTTGTTGCCAACCACCGCCCCACATTGGGCGGTGAACGGTTCCTGACAGACAGGGAGGTGTCCGTAAGGTTGAAAGTCAGCCGCAGGACTTTGCAGGAATGGCGGACAAACGGGCAGATTGCCTATATCACGTTGGGCGGAAAGGTGCTTTACAGGGAATCTGAAATCCAGCAGATGCTGGAAAAGTACCATCAGAAGGCTTGGCAGTAACTATGCAGATTTTGAGGTGAGGGAGTTTTTGTTGCATTTACGCAATACCACCAATCCAAAGAGGCACAGCCGGATTTTTCGGTTGTGCCTCTTTGGTGTCGGATACTATGCGTCATTATCGGGTCGGTCGTTTTCGTTGCAGGGGCTTTCTTTGTGCAGGGGGAGGGAGCAGGCAAGTTTTACGGCTTAAATACTACCTGCAAGGTGGAGATTTCAGCCGTAACCCGTCAGGGCTTGAACTTGAATGCTCACTTGTCCGAAACTTCCTTTGCCCCTGTAACGGAAATGATTGAGCCGATTATTGATTGACGGGTCAATCAATTGACAAACCCGTTGATGGATTTATCAATTGAAATAAGAATCGGTTGATGGGTTATACCTTTTTCCACTTTGATTGCTTTTTCTAATATCCACCTGCGGAAAACCTCTGCCTGTGGTGAATGAATCCGAAAAGCCAGAGCCATAATCATATCCAGTCCGTAATAATCTGGCAAAATGTTGTTACCAACCAACGTTGCGCCATTGATGAAGTCACCCGTTACGATGCCTGTTTTCAGAATGGTGCGTATTTTGGCACGTACAGCCGGTATCGTCACCCCGAACAGCCCGGCTATCTCAAAATCCTGCATCATCACTTTATCAGGGACAAACAGAGTGCCGTTCCTGTTGATTACTATTTTCGTTTGTTCCATTTTTATTTTCATTTGATTGCGTTAGTATTCATTGTTTTTCTCTTCTGCATTAGCCTGTCCATATCGTCCGATATTTTCTGGTCTGTTACCTTGGCATAGACCTGCGTGGTGGCAATATTCGTATGCCCCATCATCTTGGCTATGCTCTCAATTGAAATACCCTCTGATAATAAGAGTGTTCCGAACGTATGCCGGGCTTGGTGATGCGATAGGTTCTCCTTAAATTCCAACGCATTGCCGATAGCGTGTATCTCGTGCCAGAGAATATCACGGATTGGCAACGGGAATACAGGCTTCGTGTCATCGGTTGTATTATAAAGCGAGAGTATCTGTTCTACTATCGGATGCAACGGGATGAAAGCCTCTACATTGGTCTTGCCTCTCTTTTCACGGATATAAGTCCGATTATCGGCGGTCTTGCTGATATGGTGCGGATAAAGTCTGTATATATCTACATATGCAAGTCCGGTCAGTGAAGAAAAGATAAACATCCTGCGTGCCAATTCCAACATGGGATCTTCCATCGGGCTTTCCATCATCCGTTTCAGTTCGTTACGGCTGATATGGCGAAGTCTGGGCGGATTTTTCTTTTCGTAAGCAACATCTTCCAATGGATTTGTCCGTAGAATCTCCCTGTCAACGGCAATATAGACCAGCCTGTTGAGCCAGCACAGGCATTTGTTCACCTTATCCGTACTGCAACCCATATCTTTCAGCAAAAATACCTTATAAGACAATCCGAACTGCTCCGTTATCTCTGAAAACGGATAATCCTCTTTCCCGAAAGTTAAAACGTACTCCCTCAAACATTTCTGGAAAATGATGGATTGACGGTAGGTGGAACGGGATTTTATTTCAACCGAGCGTTTTTCCAATCGTGCCAATTCTTCCATGCCTGCCCGTAATAAAGTGGTCGGAACGGAGTTTACGCCGACTATCGTGTTTTTCAACAGCTCGGTACTGATAATACCGCTGTCTTTGAGTATGGTTTCATAAGCGGATTCTATCTTACGTCTGAATTTCAGCAACGTATCATTATCCTTGTTGTCCTTGACTTCTCCCTTTTTGGTGTTAAATTCTTCGGGCTTACAGTAAATACCGGTTGTAATAACACTGTTTTTACCATCAATCGTGATACGGCATAGAACGGCAGTGGTTCCGTCTGCCTTTACCTTTGCCCGGTTGATATAGTATAGTTGCTTGAATGTACTTCTCATGATGTTTATTGTTAAAGGATTAATTTGAAATCTTGGGTTGCCTCGATGAACTTGTCCATGTCCTCGAACAGCTTTTTGGGGGTGACACGGGCGTAAACTTGTGTCGTCTGGATATTGTTGTGTCCCAGCATCCGGCTGATAGTCTCAATCGGCACTCCCTCTTCGAGCGTAACCAGCGAGGCGAAACTGTGCCGTCCGGCATGATAAACCAAATCGGCTTTCATTCCGGCGAGGATACGCAGGCTTTTCATATTGGCTCTCAATACCCTGTAGTCTTGAACAGGCAATAGGGTTTCCCGTGTGGCATCCTTAAATTTGTCCAACATGGCAATAGCTTCGGGCAACAGCTTGACACGTGCCAGCAGTTCGTTTTTCTTCCTATGGTATTTCAGCCACAACTCACCGTTGTCATCGGTAAACAGATTGTCACGGGTGATGGAAACCGTATCGGCATACGAAGTTCCGGTATAGCAGGCGAAAAGAAATAAATCCCGTGTGAGTGCGAGTGAAGGTCGTCTGGAAGATATTTCAACATCCCGTATTCGTTCAAAATCCTCACGGCTCAACGCTTTGGGTGCGGTCTCTTTCTGCTTGGGGAGTTTGTAGTGGGCAAAATAGGACTTTTCGGAATATCCCTCCTTGAAAGCCAGCTTGCAGATTTTCTTTAATATCGCCAGATAGTGGCGCACGGTTTCCATTGCCAGACCTCTCTCACCAAGTACATAATCCTGAAAATCACGGATAAACTGTTCATTCAGTTGTCCGAAAGCAATATCGGAGGCGTTGAACTTCTTTTTTATCAGTTCGGCAAGGGCTTTACGGGTGTAGTGATAGGCGGGAATAGTCCCGACAGCAACATCCACACCGACACGGGATTTCAAATCATCAATCAGTAAGTCTAATCTTTTCAATAAAGTCATTTGTGTATCGACACTTCCTTGAAAGAGATTCTTTACATCTTCGGCAGTGAATGGTTGTTTGCGCTCCATCAATGCAGCGTAAGCCTCATTAACCGAGAGCAGAAGTTTGTCCAGTTTGGCATTGGTTACTACCGCTTCACGGCTCTTGCCGTTCAGACGGCTTTCACGTGGATTCCACAAACCGGGTGTGCAGGAGAGTTTGCAACTGAACTGCGACATTGACTTGCCGACAGTGATACGCCCCATGACCGGGGTTTTACCCGATTTGTCGGGGCTGCTCTTTTTCAGGTAGAGTAGAACCTTGAATTTTTCTTCTTTCATACGCTTATAACTTTTATGGACTTTGCCAGTCGGCAAAGTTACCGGGTATATAAGCGCTCTTTGATATGCAAAACACTGTGTATCAACGAATATAAAGCCGTTTCAGATTCTTTTATCCGCCTTCAGTTACCTGTTTTTATTCGGTAACTCAGCGGCTAACGGTTGGGTAACTGAAAAGCTGCCTGATTCCGCTGTATTCTGAACATCCACTCTTTAGCAAATTAGAGCAAATTACTTCATTTTAAACAGGTTACCTGTTATCAGACTTCGTTATTCCTATGCCTGCTTTGCTACTGATTTTCCATGCCGGAAGACATACCTACGCAACGGAAATTTGCCTATCGCAAGGTGTACCGATAGAAACAGTAAGCCGCATGTTAGGGCACAGGGACTTGCGTTCTACACAGATATACGCCAAAATCAGCAATAACAAAATATCAGAAGACACCGACAAACTGGAAGAACGGATAAAAGATAAATTCCAGTTGGTTGGCGTAGAGCAATAAACAAATCATTCTAAATTACTATCAATATGGAAAAGAATACGAAAGCCAAAAGAAGCACCTTTGCCGTTCTGTTTTATCTCAATACGTCCAAACGTAAAAAAGACGGTACTTGCCCGGTAGTGGGACGTATAACAGTAGATGCGAACTCCGTACAGTTCAGCACGAAAATAAATCTTTCTTCCCCTTATTGGGATGCAAAGAAAGGACGGGCGAAAAAAGAAAGAAAGGAGCTTTCCGAGATAAACCGGACGCTTGACCGTTTGGAAAAACAGGTAAAAGCCCACTATTCCCGAATACTGGAAACAGAGGGGTATGTAACAGCCGAAAGGGTAAAGAACGCCCTGAACGGAGTAGGTGAAAAGGCATCCAACCTGTTACAGTTATTTGAGGAACATAACACCGAATTTCAAAAGCGTGTAGGCGTAAACCGGGTTTATGATACTTACTATTCCTATTTGCTGACGTTCAAACATCTGTCTAACTTTATCCGCCTGAAATATAATTCGGAAGACGTGCCGTTAATCAGCCTGACACATAAGTTTATAAATGATTTTGATTTCTATTTGAGGATAGACAGGCGGATGCAGGCAAGCACCGTCTTGGGGCACATGATTTCACTAAAGAAGATAATCACCCGTGCCATCAATCAGGGAACACTAAGGCGTAACCCGTTTATGAACTATGTAGCGGAACAGCCTTTGAAAAAGTACAGGCATTTGACGGAAGAAGAATTTCAGAAGATACTCACCACCCCGATAGCGCCTACAAGATACTCCCGTACAAGAGACTGGTTTGTTTTCTCGTCATTTACGGGTTTGTCTTATGCGGACATGTGCGCCTTGTCGGTCGATAACCTGATAATGGAGCAGGACGGTAGCACGTGGATAAAGATACCACGCCAAAAAACAGGGACTGTATGCTGCATCAAACTGTTAAGCATTCCTTTGATGATTATAGAAAAGTACAAGGACGAGCGGAAAACGGACAAGGTTTTTAATATGATAAGCCTTTCCAATATCTGCATTAACCTGAAAGAAATAGCCAAGTTATGCGGCATAGAACGGAATTTGACCTATCACCTTGCACGCCATACTTATGCGACCCAAACGTGTATCTCACAGGGAGTTCCGATAGAAACCGTTTCCAAACTAATGGGACATAGTTCTATTCAAACGACACAGATATACGCCAAAATCACTAATCAGAAAGTAAACGAGGACATGAAGAAACTCTTTACCCAAGTAAGTGGTAAATACCAAGTGCTTGAAAGTGACATTACTTCGGAGATAGCGCACAAGAAATTTCCCCATTGGTTGAAAGTGAAACAGATATTTCCTGAAAAGAAATAAGATGCCGATTTACCGTATTGGGTTTACTGTCCGGCTTTCGTGCTTTTCCCGAAGCTGAATAAAACATTAACAAAGGTAAGCTCCGTATTCCGTCCGTTCAAGCCCAAGCCCTAAAGGGTTTGAAAGAAAATCTCCACACCTGCGCTACGCTCCGGGTAGTATTTTCTTCCAAAGGCTTGCACAGACGGACTACTACACTGATAGAGTTAATGTTCTTAGTCAGTTTCGGAAAAATGTGTTTTTTAAGGACGGTAGGTCATTCTTGCCGTTCTTTGTTGTAGTAGGTCTGCAAAAGCCGTTCTATATCGCTTTGACGGTAGATTATTTTGCCTTTTATCTGAATGTACGGGATAACGCCCGTATCTCTCCATTCTTGCAGCGTGCGGATGCTTACTTTCAGATATTTGGATGCTTCCCGGTTGCTTAGAAACTTTTCGCCGTTCAAATGCGGTCTGCTTTCCTTTGCCATTCGGCTGATACCGTCCAACATTCTTTCCATAGACTGAAAGAAATCCTTAATTATCTCACTGTTGCCGTTTATCAGTTCCATATTGTTATATCGTTTTATTGATTTATAATTGGTTTGAATGATTGACATATATCACCTGTCAGTTACGCAAATACTCGCCATAATAAGAAATGGAAAGACTGTCTTTTACCCTGTCATAGCCGATATAAAGCAGTTTAAAGGCTGAAACGATGAAGTAACGGCTATCTTCCTTTTGTATCTCGTAAACGGCTGGTTTCGCCTGTCCGTTATCCGATACATGGAGCATCGAAAGCAGATACTTCTTTTTACTTTGGTATATCATCACCGTAGGATGAAGATTTAGACTTTCCCATGTACCGACAATAGCCGGTAGGGTGAAAGATTGGTTTGCTTCTGAATTGACATCTTGTTTTCTTTTCATAAGGCGATACTTATTTGTTGGTTGGTATATAGTCGTTTTTCTTTCCTGAAACATGGTTTACCGTACATTCGGCAACTAATCTTTCTATATCGGCAGATTTGTAGTACAGTTTGTTACCAATTTGGGAGTAGCCCAGTTTACCACTGTCCCGGTAGTTCTGCAAACTTCGGATGCTGATACCGAGCAGGGCGCACACTTCACGGCCTGACAGCCATTTGTCCGGCTGGTAGGTATTCTCTTTGCAAATCTGTTCCATCTGACTAATGAAACCGGAGAACCGCCCGCACACCTGTTTAAAGGTCTGTTCCTCAATAGTTACGATATTCATACATCTTTCTCTTTTGGCTGGTTGAATATTCCTTTTTGCATTTCTCCCCGATAGAGAGCCGAAAGGACATCATTGTGCGTACTTAAATGTTCTTCCAGTACGTTATCAATGAAATTTCCGATGCTTACCTGTTTGTTTGTAATCACGCCTACAATCCGAACAATACGTTTCTGTATCTCTCCGCTTATGTACACGCTTTGACGGTTGCAAACTGACCGTTTTTTAAGGAACACCGATTTATAGCTTTCCTGTTCCTTACTTCCTGTTTCCTGTAATGATTGTTTTTCTTTTTCCATGCTTTCAAATTCTAATGGTTTATAAATAGGTTGATTGATTTCTGATACTGATTGAAAGGGAACAAGCCTATTTTATAGCAGTGTTGCATATTTCTAAACGGTTTTCAAACAAGGTTTAAAGCCATATTAAAACCTTGTTTGACTGCCTTATATATTGCTGCCATTCAATCAATTTTCAGCAAAGAAAAGGGTAAAAACAGATGCTTTTAAAAATGGGGTTGCTTTGTCCGTTTATGTCCCAATTTGGCGTAATAGGGCATATTTCAGGGGTAAATAGCTGTCTTTAATTTTGTAACCGACAAACAGACATAGGAGGAAGCCGAACCGCTTGCTTTTGCAATCTGCCCGTAGGGAAGATTTTTGTTATCACATGATAACAGCAAGTTGTGTTTTGCGGCACTCATTTCATTTTTTGTGCCTCAAAACCTTGCCACCTTAAAAGGTGGTTAGTTTTACTCCGAAGTCGTAAAACCAGTAAATAATTATCATTATGGAACAGAAAAAGAAGTCATTTAACAAAGGGGGGCGCAAGCCTAAACTTGACCCACGAACACACCGCTATTCTCTTAATTTGGACGATGTGGAGAACGCCAAGTTCTTAGCCTTTTACGACCAGTCAGGCTACAGGGTAAAGGCGCATTTCATTAAGAACTGTATTTTCGGGAAGTCGTTTAAGGTGCTTAGGATTGATAAAAGCAAGGTTGATTATTACATCCAGCTCTCCCAATTGTTTTCACAATTCAGGAGCATAGGCATACTGTATAACCAAACGGTGAAAGAACTGCATTCCAATTTTGCGGAAAAGAAAGCACTTGCCCTGCTTTACAAATTGGAACAGTACACTGTTGAACTGGTAAAGACGAACCAACAGATTATTGCGCTTACCAAACAGTTTGAAGCATCTTATAAGGAAGAGGGGATAATATCGGTAGAGGAGTAAATACATACTTGCCAAAAGAAAAAACATCCCGGAACTGCCACGTGTACAGCTCCGGGATGAATTTCAGTTTTACTTATTCGTTCCGTGTTCTTTCTCGAACTTTCGGAGCGTACCCACATCGAACCGTTCCTTTATGAACTCTCGCACATCGGAAGCCCGATAGTAGGCTTTTCCGCTAATCATCATAAAGGGCAGCAGTTTTTTGCTTCTCAATCTCTGCAATGTCCGGGTACTGACTTTGAATAGCAGGCATAAATCCTGATTATCCAAGAGTTTGTCATTCGGCATCACTTCGGGATTGGTCTGCAAACTCTTTACATCTTTGCCTACTTCATCCAGTTTATCAAGTAGCTTTTGCATCCAGTCTTTGAACTCGTAATTATCTACATACATATTGCTTCATTTTTCTGATTATACATTAAGATTTTCAATCGATTGATGAAGCAAAGTTCGGAAAAGGGAAGCAAAGAAATTACAGGGTAGCATACGCTACCCTGTATAAATTGATGCTAAGTTATTGATTATCTATACCCTTTGTTTTCGTGTTCTTTGCGGATAAGGTTTGCCAGTTCATCAAGGAACGCGCTTAACTTGGCAGGCTTTCGCTTGATGACATCCATGTATTTTTGGTGATAATCGCCCAATTTTATATTAAAGAGCCATTCAAAGGCTTTTCCTAAGTCCGTTAGGTGAACAGTTTTTCCATTCTGATATATTATTCGTTGGGAAAGAAACAAGCCGCAGACAATTTCCATGACGTTAATAAGGCTTGTCTTGCCTGCTAAATGGAGAGGAGAAAGAAATAGCTTATTTGCGTGTTGTTGGAATTGTTCAGGGTATTTGATGCGCAAATTCACTATGCGTATTTCTGTTTTGATTAGTTCTATTGCTTCATCTATAAGCAACAATAGGGCATTTTTCCCCCTGCTCAAATTGCACACGATGCGATTTGAGCCTGTTTAGTCCAAAGGAGAAATAGCGTAGTAACACGCTATAATCCTGTTCGTTCATACTAAAATCAGCTAAATGATTAGCCAATTCTTCAATAGCTTCTGTCAATTCTGATACAGAAACTTTACTCTGCGGGTATTCCAATAATAAACGGAAAAATCTCTGTTTGAGCAAATTATCCATAAGCATAAAATTTTAAAAATAAATATGATATGTTTTTATTATGGCGTACCTATGAATGATGTGTGTTTCATTGTTTTGTCTGTTCTAATATGTTTAGCATGGTAAGTGAAAATTTTTCTGCTTCATCTATATTTGGAGAGTGCGCCGAGTTCTCAAATGAAATAAACTCTTTGTGTGGAGCATTGACAATTTCAAAATACTTTTGGGCTAATACATGTGATACCGTTTGGTCATGCTTTCCGTGTATAAAATAGATAGGCAGGTTAAATGATACTGATGATTTAAAAAGATCATCAACGAACAAATAAGGAAAAAGATGTTTTGTGTGAAATTTAGAACCACATCCAAAGTTGATCTTCTCCGAAATAGTATATCCTTTAAACTTGAAAACATCACTTACCAACTTTGATATTGAAGATTTTTCTCGTAGTGTTCCAACTCCGTATTTTTCTAAAAGTTCAGCCCTTATTGAAGATAAATAATCATAACTTGGGAAATAATCCGCATTACGGTCAAACTTTTTCAGTTCTTTTTCATATTTTGTATCTCCAATTGCAGATACATGTTTAAGTAAATAGTCATAAGCCATACGCTCTGATTCTAATTGATTTGTTATTTGACTTATGGCTACGTATGCAGTATATTCATCCGGATATTTTTCTATGGTCTTAACTCCGAGGTAAGTTCCCCATGAGTGTGCCACCAAGTATATTTTGTTTTTTCTAAAACGTTGTTGGAGGTACTTTGTCATTTTACTGACATCATCAACCATCTGTTCGAGAGTCAAACTATCTGAATTAATTGATTTATCGTATGACATTCCTGCATATCGCTGTTCCCAATAGCATACAGTAAAATGCTTCTCTAACCTTTCCTCCCCCTCGCGTGGAAGAATAAACGGCAATTCAGGAACACCTCCGTGTAAGTATAATATTATTGGATTTTCTAAATTTTCACCACGGATGAAAAAACCTTGCGAAACTCCATTAATATCTACCCTCCCTTTCTCAGAGATAGAATTAGTAATGTTTTTCCCTGTTTTGTCCAGCAAAGGTGGAAGGTTTCCTGAGCTTTGTGTTAATATGGTTACTGCAGAGCTACTATTTAAAAGAGTATTTTTAAAAATACTTGCTATTGTTTTCCCAATCTTTTTCATTTTCCTATTTTTGAAGATTAAAAAATATTCTGATTATTTTTGCCCAAAGTTAGTATCATCTGTTAAGTCAGCCAATTACTAATTTTAGCTATATTAAATATGCAACCATGAATGCAGAAAAAAAACAAAAGATATGGGAAGCTCATAAAAGGCATATTGAGCTGCTTGCTAAAGTAAATAATAGTTATGTATTTGTTGTAGAACAACATGTAAGATACCTTTATTTATCAGACAGTTATATTCGTTTTTTTGGATATCACCCGGATACATTAGAATTTCAGAATAAAGAAGAAACCTACTTCGAATCCCGCATACATCCAGAAGATTTAATTGCATTGAGTAATACACAGGAGAGATTATTTGAGTATTTGCAAGCAATTCAAGCAAATAAGATTTTAGAATATAAACTTGTTTATGAATTTAGAGTTCTAAATTCATATAATAAATATGTTCGTATCATCAGCCAACATCAGGTATTGGAGTTAGATGAAAATGGCGATCCATGGCTTGTAATGGGTATTGCTGATTTATCCCCTAATACAGCACCATTGGATAGCATCAAGATTCAAGTAGTGAATTTTATCACTGGCGAAACTTTGCCTTTAAATAAGTTTGAGGAAAAAGAACTTATTGAATTTACTCCAAGAGAAAAAGAAATATTACTTTTAATAAAATCGGGTATGCTCAGCAAGGAAATTTCAGATCGATTGTCCGTAAGTATTCATACTGTAAATAAACACCGTCAAAACATTATGCAAAAAATGAATGCTGACAATATAATCGAAGCCATAGAATATGCTCGAAAACTTGGATTATTGGATTAATTCAGAAATATTTCTATCTTTGCAGTAGAGTTTTGAAAATGATGCAACGCTATGCAGTAAAAGGCAGATAGCACGTTGCTAAACCGTTACCCTTTTTAAAAAAATATTTTTGCAATAAACTGGATTACAACAGAATAAGTTAAAATGTTATAGTAGTTGCATAGCTATGACGGGCGGTGTGTGTGCTAAGGTTTTTATGAATTCCGCACACATCGGCAATCTCCTTCAAATAACTGTTCATGCGTTGATTACACAATACAGGTAAAAGTTTTCCGGTACACTCTGCCACATCCTTATATTTATCAAGTATAGAAGCTGCCACAGGTAGCACAGGAATGTTACACATGATTTTTGTCTTTTGGCGGTTCTTCCTTATCCAAAGTTCCCCTTTGTTGTCTTTTACCAAGTGTTCGGGTGATAAATCTTTCACATCGCTGAACGCCAAGCCAGTAAAAATGCAAAAGACAAAAACGTCACGTACCTGTTCAACTCGTTTAATTGTGAACTCTTTAGCGAGAATGATTTTAATCTCGTCCATTGTCAGAAATTCAGGATCGGTTTCTTCCAGTTTGAAGCGGTAATAAGCAAACGGATCTTTCTTTATCCAGTCGTTTTCCAAAGCAATGCGGATAATCTTCTTCAAGTTCTTCAATCGGGTGATAGCTGAATTCTGCGCACAACCTTTTTCAATCTTCAAAAAAGCATCGAACTTAGAAATGAAGTTGGCTTCCAAGTTATTCAAGGCAATATCCGATAGCTGATATTCTTTCTTAATGAATTCCTCCAAATATCGGGTAGTGGTTTCGTATCGTTGAACCGTCTTACTAACAAAATCTTTACCTATCAGCTTACGACTTTGTTCGTTATGCTCTCTGAATACCTGCAATAGTGTTTTACTATCTTCATCCACACCATAAAATAGTTTTCTCACAAGATCAACTGTGATAACTTTGCCGGAAGTTTCCAGTTCTCTATAAATTTGGTGTATGTGTGAACGTGTGATTTCTAAGTAATGATTCAGTTCCACCGACATACGGTCTTTACCTTTTGAATTTTCTTTTGCCTGATTCCATAGGTTTACAGGACAGCTTCTTTTGATAGAAATATCTACCATACAGCCGTTTACGGTGATTCTCATGCACACGGGTGCTTCCCCGTTCTTTAATAATTTGCCTTTCTTGATGAAGAACAAAACAGAAAATGATTTTCGAGCCATTTTTACATCGTTTTTAAAGTTACAAAACTATGTATTCTCTTCCAAAGTATAACCATGCAAAAAGCTATGAATCAGCGAGAAAGATGCAAATTCGTGGGACTTTTTAGAACTAAATTTTAGTCCCACGATTTATCCACCGATAATATGCTTGAAACGGCTGTTTTCTGCTACCTACCAGAAAAAAGAAATCCCTGATAATGTCTGATTATCAGGGATTTGCTTGATTTTTCTTGTTGTTTCAGTGATCCGCCTGGGGCTTTCACCGTAGCGGACTATATCTTTGATTTTTAAGCTCTTGTAAACCTTGAAAAATCGTACCGTAACGAATTAGTAACGATTTATAGGAACGCTTGTTGTCTGTGTCAGGCATTCGTTTGTCAGCCGTTTTCTGATGCCACAAAGATAGAGTATTCCTTTTTATTTTCCAAATATTTGATTATTAAATCATTAAAAAAGATCCCCAGTGCAAGGGGCGAACCTATATATAGATAGGTTTGCCCCTTGCACCGGGCGGACGTTGCCCTCTTTATTCAATAAGCATGTTGATATTGAATATATGGGCTATTTAGAGATGATAAAACGCTCACCGGTCTGGCGCAATCACCATTTTATTTATCGGGAATACATAAAAATCATGGTGTACTACACGTGTACTATACCTTCCAACTTTTTTTATTGTTCTTCTTTTGCGGCAAACACTGAAAATTAAGTTTGTTATGGAAGTTATTACAATTGAAAGTGAAGCGTATAAATCGCTTGTGAGCAAGATTGAAAAGATCGCCGGGTATGTAGCCGAAGCGCAATTGCCTTCAGAAGAAAAAAAGGAGGCTTGGCTGGACAGCAACCAACTGGCGGAAGCGTTGGGTATCAGTACACGTACATTGCAACGCCTGAGAGATGAAAACCTGATCAGCTACTCCATGCTGCGTGGTCGGTGCATGTACAAGTTGTCAGAAGTCGAACGTTGTCTGGAAGAGCGTACCATCCGGTGCAAACCCCAGACATTGGAGGATTTTCGCAAGAACTACCTAATGAGAACCGGCAATGATAAGAAAGGATGATATACTGAGAATGACGGAAAAGGGTGTTTCCGTATTCCGCTATTATCTGCCGGTAGACTTCAAGGTGGGAAAGAACTTCCTGAATCCTTTTTATAAGGATACGAAGGCTTCGTGCAATATTTATTATGAACGTAAGGCCGGCGTGTTTAAAATGAAAGATTTCGGGAACGAGGATTATTCGGGGGACTGCTTTGAGCTGGTGGGCAGGCTGAACGGCCTTAGCTGCAAGGAGCCTAAAGAGTTTGTCGAGATCATGGAGATAATAAACCGTGACCTGCATTTGGGGTTGTCCTCACATGAGGAATATCATGTGAGCCATAGCAAAGTGCCCCAAAAGAACGAAGTGGTATCGGAAGAGCCGAAAATGAAAAGTGTCCGGCCTTATACTGTCGTGCAAAAGCCCTTTACGGCTGCGGAACTTGCCTTTTGGGGTAAATCGGGTATCGGGGAAAATGTCCTGAAGGCATACCGAACGGTATCGCTAAAGAAGTTCAGCAGTGAGAATCAGGAAAGGAAGCCTTTTTCCTGCATGACAAGCACCGATGAACCGATGTTCGGGTATATGGGCAAACAGCATATCAAGGTGTACCGTCCGTGTTCACAAATGCGGTTCCTGTATGCCGGTGATTTTGGCGATAACTATTGTTTCGGGCTGGAACAGCTGCCGGCAAAAGGGGATCTGCTCTTCATCACAGGTGGGGAAAAAGACGTGATGAGCTTGGCGGCTCATGGCTTCCATGCGATCTGTTTCAACTCGGAAACAGCCTTTATCCCTGTAACTGTCATACATCGGCTCTCGTTCCGGTTCAAACATATCATCCTCCTCTATGATGTGGATAGCACCGGGCTGAAAAGCTCGGCGAAGCGTGAAGAGGAACTGAAAGAATACGGAGTTAAACGATTGTTGCTTCCGCTTGCCGGTACAAAGACGGAGAAGGATGTATCGGACTATTTTATGCTGGGGAATAGCCGTGAGGACTTGATCAAACTTTTTCTGGACTATCTGGAAACCTTATACAGTGAAACCATGTCGGCATTAAAATCCTGCGAGGTGGATTTCAACAACCCTCCTCCCATCGCACAAATGATCGTGTCGGTAAATGACGTGCCTCTCGGAACTCAAGGCAACCTGCTTTGTGTCACCGGCGGAGAAGGCACGGGGAAAAGTAACTATGTGGCGGCGTTGATTGCCGGTGCTATCCGCCCCTCCGGGACGGATGTGGATGCGCTGGGCGTTACGCTCCACGAAAACGGCAAGAACAAAGCGGTACTGTTCTATGACACGGAACAAAGTGAAGTACAGCTATATAAAAATATCAGCAACCTGCTGCGGCGTTGCGGGCGTGAGGCGATGCCGGAATGGTTCAAGGCATATTGCCTTACGGGAATGAGCCGGAAAGAACGCCTGCTTTCCATTATCCAGAGCTTGGACAAATACCATTATCAATATGGCGGTGTCCATCTGGTGGTGATAGACGGGATTGCGGATTTGATAAAATGCGCCAACGATGAAGCGGAGAGCATAGCCGTCGTGGAAGAACTGTATCGGCTGGCCGGTATCTATAAGACGTGTATCGTTACGGTATTGCATTTCATTCCCAATGGATTGAAACTGAGGGGACATTTGGGAAGCGAGTTGCAGCGGAAGGCTGCGGCGATCCTTTCCATAGAGAAGGACAGCGATCCGGCCGTGTCGGTGGTGAAGGCTCTGAAAGTAAGGGATGGAAGTCCGCTGGACGTACCTATCATGCAGTTTTCGTGGGACAAGGAAAAGGCCATGCACGTTTATCTGGGCGAAAAGCCGAAAGAAGAAAAGGACAAGCGCAAAGAGGATGAGCTTGTAGCGGTAGCCAAAGAGGTGTTCAGCCGGAAGCGTTTTGTTACCTACGTGGAACTTGTGGAAGAAATCCAGTCGATACTGGAGGTGAAGGAGCGTACAGCGAAAAGCTACATCAAGTTCATGCGTGAGAAAGAAATCATTCTGAAATCATCTGATAACCAGAGCTATTATGTTACCGGGAATTTTTAAGGAGGAAAGCGTATGTTAGTAGATAAAACGGAATTTGAAGCATGGATGGAACGTATCATGGGTGAACTATATCGCATCTCCCGGAAGCTGGACAAGGCGGAAACAAGGGAAAAACACCTGAACTACCTGAACGGAGAGCGTCTGTACGACAATCAGGAAGTATGCCTGTTGCTGCGTATCAGCAAACGCACGTTGCAACGATACCGAAATAACGGGGTATTGAAGTTCTATTCGATATATCACAAGACATATTACAAGGAGTCGGACTTACACGAGTTCATTCGTAATAACTTCGATGAGAATGAGATAAAGCGGCAGGCACGTGAGGACAAGCTGTCCGAGAGCTATCCGCTGCCGGAGGAATAAGTCTATGTTTTTGCTTTGTACCGATGAAACTACTGCCGTGAGGCAGGAAATCCCCAACTGCGTATTGATGTTTGTCATAGCAATGGCTTCATACAGTTGTGAAACAGGATGAAGTTTCTTTTCTTGTTCGAATGGTGATATCCCAAAGGACAGCGGTCTGGAGGGGTATCATTTTTTATGCGTGGAGTTGAAATATTCCAGTTTTGTGGCGTAAAAACTGGAATATAAAAAGTTAATTTCCTCAATACCTAAGTATCTATCATGATTCTGCAAAAAAGAAAAATACATTCATAAGAAGAATCCAAAGGTTTTTCCTAATTTTGCAATTATGAATATAAATTGGTCTGAAATAAAGCCTTATGAGAACGAGCTGCCTACTAACTACGCAGATAGAATAGGTAGGTTATATACTGATACTGTCACTGCTGCTTTTAAGAAAAGTAACGGTCAGTTTTTCACACCGGTATCTATCGCTTATTTTATGGGTAAACAAATAAGTGTGAATAAGGATTCTATCTCTGTATTAGATCCGGGATGTGGAACCGCCATATTATCATGTGCCGTAATTGAGAATTTAGTTTTGCAGTCAAAAGTAAAACGGATAGAGTTGGTTACATACGAAACTGATGAAAATCTTATACCGGGATTACAAAAAGTTCTGGAATATATAACAATATGGGGAATGCGCCATAATGTTCGGATTGATTGTCGTTCATATGGTGAGGACTTTATTTTGTCCAATTATTCAGTATTATATTCTGATACGATTTATGGCAGGGCTGAGAGTTTGCAGAAATATGATTTGATCATATCCAATCCTCCCTATTTCAAACTTTCCAAAGAGGACAAACGGGTGAAAGCGGCTCAATGTATAATAGATGGACAGCCCAATATATATTCTATATTTATGGCTATATCAGCTTTATTGCTTGCAGAACAAGGTCAGATGATTTATATAACCCCAAGAAGTTTTACTTCGGGAAGATATTTCCGTTTGTTCCGTAGTTTTCTGTTCAAGCATGTACAGATAGATTTTGTTCACCTTTTCAATACCCGGAAAGATACGTTTTCCAAGGATAACGTGCTTCAGGAAACAATTATAATGAAATGTTCCCCTAAAAAGGAAGCAAATTATAATGTCGTTTTATCCTACAGTGAAGGACTTTCTGACTTGGCTACCCCTGCAATCAAAGAAGTACAGCGGAAAGAAATCATTGACCTTACCTCAAAAGAATTGATATTGCATTTGCCGGTCAGCCTTGAAGATGAGAAAATCATTAAGCTGTTCAAATCATGGGATGGCAACTTGAATAAATATCATATCCAGATTTCCACCGGTCCAGTTGTGGCTTTTCGTTCAAAGGAACAATTATGTGAAACTTCTGAGGAGGGAACCGCAGCCCTATATTGGTTGCATAACGTAGTAAAGATGTTGGCTGATCATCCTGTTGTAAAGGAAGGAAAACCTCAATTCATCCGTATAAATGAAATGTCTGTATCCACTTTGTTACCTAACAAGAATTATGTTCTGTTACGACGTTTCAGCTCCAAAGACGATAATAGCCGGTTAATTGCCGCACCTTATTTTGGGAATATGACTTCTTGCGCATATGTAGGAATCGAAAACAAACTGAACTATATTTATCGTCCTAAAGGACATTTGAACCGTATGGAAGTAATGGGGATAGCCGCTTTATTGAATAGCGACTTGTTCGATAATTATTTCAGGACATTTAATGGAAATGTAAATGTCAGTGCTACGGAACTAAGGGAGATGCCCATGCCTCCCCTTGAAGTTATTGAAAGTATCGGAAAAGACTTGATTGCCATGAATGATTATTCTATGGCGAACGTAAATAAGATTGTAAACAAATATTTTATGTAA